ATCCCCCAAATCAATAAAACTACCAACAGTATCTATATTACTTTCTAATCCAAAATTAGCATCAAACCCTTCATAATTATAAGGGTCATATTTTACAACAATTTCATTTAATTCAGGAACTATATCAAGTGTTGCACCTGTTTCCCCCCAAGGTAAATCGTTGTTTGCTATATCTAAATAATCTATTATTGCAGTATGTGAATCATTTGCCACAGAATAATCACTGTCCGAATCTAATCCTACCCATTCCCCCTGTGTAAAATTGTGCAAATCAATAGGATCGTATAGGTACACATAAGAACCACTAAAAAACATAACAAGTCCCAATCCCCCAAGAATACTATTTAAAACATCTCTACAAGACATGGCTTCCCCACCCTCATCTATAAAATTTTCCTGTGGTAATTTTAAATACCCAAGAATTTGATCTACTAAATCATCCACTAATAAAGAATGATTCATATACATATCTATAAAATCAATTTCTAATTTATTAAAAATAGTGGTAAGAATAAGGTATAAAATTTCATTTCCTTCTATATGCGTCCCATCAGAATTAAGATATGTTATATTATCAAGTAATTGCATACCATCATTGCATTGTAAAGTAATTTCAGAATAAATGGGATTGCTGTACCCCTCACTATATACTTCGGCATTTATAAACCCCTGCCAACGAAGTGTACTACCAGATGTACCATTATAAATTTTAACTATGTATTTTTGGGGATCATTTGTATATAGCCCAAGCAAAGCCAAGGGTGTTGATACTAACTTAATTGTTGCCCCCGAACCTATTGTTGGGGAATATAAATTAGAAATGTCACCCTCCCATTTTATTTGCAAAGGATCACTTGCACCGGTTAAAGATGTAACTGCCCCGGCATAATCACGTTCTAAAATATCAATCGTGGTTTGCCCCCCGTGCAAACGATAATATTCAAGCCTGTATTTAACCCCGTGTGCCATTATCTAAAAGAATTTATTTTTCTATCTCTTCTTTTTAAAATCCCATATAAAACATCATCTCTGATAATAAATTCAACAGTCCCATCCTTACTTTCATTTAATCCTTCGGGCGGAATTACTTTTTCACCAGAAGTCAATAATGCAGGGTAAGAATCATTAGGATATCCTGGGGGGACAGTTCCCCCATATTTGAAATGTTGCGCATTAATTGCAGCTATTTGTAATGCTGTTTCCCCCGCAACCAGTGCTGCTGCAACAGGCCCCCCAATTGGCCCCGCATCAGCATACGCCCGAATTGCTGCCACAGCACCATTGATAATTGTCATCGCAATAGCAATATTTTTCTGTTTTCTTGCATACTGTGCATTTATTGCCTCTTTTTGTTGTTCAACCCATTTATCACTTCTGTTTTGCTGCTTTGCAACAGTATCAATCAAATTTAATTGTTTCTGTTTCTGTGCCTCTACTAAATTTCCGTATGCCCCGATAATACCATACATTGCCTGCCCAACAGTGTCGATATTCTTTGCAAATTTTTCAAATGCTTTTTGATCGGATAACAATTCATTTAATTCTTTAAACTTGGTTTTAAGTTCTTCCATTGTTTTTAAGGCAATGGGATTCTTTTCAGCATATAAGGGGGAATCATATAACTCTTCAATCGCACTTAGATATGCACTTATTTGCCCTTGCACAGAATCAATAGAATCCCCTACAACAGAATTCATAAATGCACTTTTGGCAAGTTCTGCACTTAAAGAATCTGTTATTTCTTTTATTTCTGCATTTGATCCTGTTATATCCGGTTTAAATTTATATGTTGGTGCTTTCTGTCCTTTAAAACTTTGAAGTGCTCCTTGTGTAGCAAATACATCTGTTTGTTTAAAAATGGGGGGTCTTTGCCCATATTGAGATTCATATATATCCCTTAAAATCCCCAACCATACTTCCCCAGCCTCATACGCTTTTACAACTTCCCCTGTTTGTGATTTTATACTGTTTGTTACTTTGTCCCCTGCTATTGCATTTTTCCCAAACTGATCTGCCATAGCATCTAATGCTGCATCAGTCTGTTTAATAGTCTTTGTAGCTTCGTTCCAAGCATCTACTTGTGTTTGTACGAATGCTCTTTGATTCTGTGGGACTTTTTTGCCTGCAAGAAAATCTTCATTTGACATCCCCGCACGCTCTAAAGCCGATTGTATATTTGCACTTGCTTCCTTCTGTACCTGTAATGCTTTTGTCTTAACATCAAATAACTGATTGAAATTCATGTTGCTGTAATCAACATCGGTTAATTCTTTCAGTTTTGTTAAACTGCCGTTGAGTGTAACTGTTGCCTTGTTAAAACCATTTTGAGCTTCTTCTGCTTCTTTTGTTTTCTTAGCAAAGAAACCAATAGTTCCTACTACTGCTGTGATAGCAAGCCCAATCCATCCTAATTTAGATGCAAAAATTGTTGTCAGTCCTTTACTTATTGTAAGTTGTGTATTGAGCAATGTCCAAACACGTGTTAATTTTGTTATGAGTGAGATCAATCCAGACACCCCATATCCTACAACAGAAAACAATAAGTAAAGTGGGCCCATAGCAGCAACAATAGCAACAGTAATAAGTTTGTGTCGTTTCTGCGCCTCTGTTAAAGAATCAAACCAGGTTGTGATTTTTTGCAAATGTGCTACAAGTCCTTCAAGAATAGGTATAAATGCCTCTGCAACCGATTTTCCCAATACAATAAGGGATGAGTTTGCCTGTGCAAGTGCTCTATCCATTCTCACCTTTAACGTGTCAGAAACAGCAGCAAAAGCCTCTCCTAATGAACCTGCTGAATTAGTAACACGTTCCATTAGTTCTGTATTGTATTTAAAATTCTTCCCTGCAAAACTCAAAAACCCTGTCATTGCCCTGATATTTGGCAACACATCCCCGACAAGTTCGTCCCCATATTTAACTTGAAGATCACGTAGTTTTTGCATTAAAGCAATCAATCCTTGTTCAGCAAGTACCCTTCGGAGTTCCCCATAACTTGTGCCCATTTTATTAAGGGCTTTTTCCCCTTGTGAAGATGCTGTAACAAGTGAATTAAATACACCTTTAAGATAAACGGCAGCATTTGAAGTTGATGCCCCTGTAAGGGTAATTGCAGCCATACCCCCTGCAATCTGATCGAAAGATACACCTAAGTTAGATGCAATTGGTATTATCTGCCCTATTGAGTTAGCAAACTCATCTGCTTCAGCCTTTCCTTCCCTTACTGCTGCCACAAGAATATCTGCTGCTTTTGATGCTGTTAATCCTGTTCCTGCATAAGCATTGAGGGCGGAAGTGAGAAGGTTTGCAACTTCTTGGGTTTCACCCAAACCTGCTGTTGCTGCCTTTGCAGATATTTTAAGGACATCCATTGCCTTTGCACCCTTTATTCCTGATGAAGAAATAAAGTACAATGCTTCTGCAAGTTCTTGGGGACGTTTTGCAAGTTCAGGGGACATTTTAAGAATTTCATTTGACCATGCAGTCACAGAATTTTGTGCGACACCGGCAAGTCCCACAATTTTCTGCATTGAAAATTCAAAATCGGATGCCATTTTTATTGATGCCTTCCCTGCTGCAACAATAGGGTATGTTATTGTAGCTGATGCCAAATACCCAAAAGTACGCATCCTTTGGGACATTGTGTTAAGTGACGTCACAGCATTTTTAGAAAATGTATTCATTGCTGCATTTGCACCAACTAACCCTGATGCATCAACCCCAAGAGTGATCGTAAGCGTCCCGATGTTCATTTCTTCTCCTTCCTTATACCTTGTTTGGTATTTCCCCCTACTCTCTTATTTTGACCGGCAGCTATTGCCATCATTATCGCTTTCATTTCTTCAGGGCTTTGTTTTTTTGTCAATTCCCCTTTTCTTATCTCCCCACTCCAATCAAACAAAAATTCCTTTACCTCTGTTAACTTTGCACCTTTCTTACCATGCACCCGGATCACTAAATTGGTAAGCAAAGAAGCAATATACGAAATCCTGAAATCATCCCTCCAACTACCTATCGGGTCAATTCTGTCGTATGCTTCCCACTCGGAGAGTTGGTACGAGGTTAGCTGATCCAACAGGTAATCGGGGTGAACTATGCCTAATTCTCTGCAAAGCCTGAATTGGAATTGCCGTCCGGGGCGGCACTTGAGTTTTTTACCAACTCCTCCTTATCTGCTTCCGTAATGGCGTTTAGTTTCTGTGCAGCATTTACAATCTTCTCAAGTTTTGAAGCACTCATGGCATTACTAAGAGCCATAAAATCCCTCGGCTCAAGTAAAGACTTTCCTGTTTCATCACAAAGAGTAACTACTGCCAATTTAGCCCTGAAATCTTCCAACTTTGTAGTAGGCTTGTTGTTTGCATCCATAACGTACAAAGAACGCTCAAACACATCCCTTTCATGCCCTGTCATCTGACGAACATAAACAAAATCACCATTTTCAAATTCTACCTTTTCTACTTGTAACTTTTCACGTTCAAGCAGTTTTGATTTGTCAAGTAAATTTCCCATTGATTATAAGTATTAAATTGTTAATAATAAAAATCTCTTGATTAGAGTAATAAATTATGCTTCCGATCCTGAACCTGAATTGACAGTTACAGCACCACTGATTTTAATAGTGACATCTGCTGTAATCTTGTCATCAGTAGGAATGGCGAGCCCTAACTCTGTAACCAACCCCTCAAATTCAAAAGAGGTATATTCCGGGTCAGGGAGGTAAATTTCGTAATTGCGAAGAACATCTGCTTCAAAGTCTGTGTTCATAAGGTCGTATCCGTCCCTTGTGAAATTCATAGGCAGTGTAACTGTTCCCCCATCACGAAACCCACCGATAAAAGTACGATAACCACCGGTTGTATCAAGAGAAGTTGTATCAATTGTATCCCTCGATTTATTTGGCCCGGTGATTGAATTAATTTCGGCAATGTCGGCCCAATTTGAGCCACTCCAACGCCGGAATTTTGTTCCAACACCTGCTGTTGCCATTTTAATTCCTCCTAAACAGCTTTACGCTGTAAATTAAAGTTTAACACTATTCTACAATTATTATTATCATCCCAGTCCAACAGCATAGGCCCGTTGACGCAACGGATGAGTTCATATATAGACCCGTTCCATGTCTCCTTTGCCCGGCCATGTAATTGGGTTTTTATATTATTTGCTAATGCCCACCCTGTAAGATACTTCTTACTCCTTACCCTTATCTGAATAGAAGGGTATTGGTAATTTGTATCTGTCAAGCCAAGGTAGTCGGGGTATCCACCAGTATCAAATATGGTAACACACTCATCAGGTTTTGAAGGTTCTTTGTTTGTGAACAGATCAACTGCAAAATCTAACCCAAGTGAACTTTCAGAAACAAGAATATCTTTTATATCTTCGGCAGGACTTGTCATTTCTTTATCATTGCATTTTCC